CGAGTACGATATCGAAGTCCATCAGGACACCTCTAAGGTAAAATAGAACAGGGGCTTGTATTCACCCCCGCTTGGAATCTGCGCCAGAACCTGGCAGTAAACAAGGCCCCGAGTAAACAGGGTGGTATCAGAAGACGAGAACTTAAAACAACATCGAGCCCCGCTCATGGTGATATCACACTTCGACGGGTTCGAGACGGAGTCAAAATCAACAAGTGGGGAGAGAGATAAATCGGGAGAGGAGAAGACCTTAATCCCCCATTTGCTCCCGGCCATATTCAAAGAGTCGGATCTTGACCTGGCCGTGATGGAAAAGTCAAAAGATACGCCGCGAACAGCCTCCTTGGCCTGACTCCCTCCATACCTGAAGAACCGCAAGCTAACCCCCCCCTAAATGAAAATGGCCGCTATCTGCGGCCTGAATCGAGCGGGAGGAACCAGCCCTTTTTTTCACAGGAGGAACATAACAGTGAAGAATTCCTGTGTCAACTCACAACGGTAACGAAGTAGTCCGAGCCGAACTGACCACCATCTATCCAAGAGGAGGAATCACCAACTACCACAAGAGTGTCAAGCTTATTCCTAGAATCTGGAACGGAAAGACCAGCGTTTGACCACCGGTTCACAGTCGGGACCTGGCTTCCATTCGAGAACACCAACTGGATCCGGTTGCATATGCTTGAATTATCTTGCCGATTTTGGCAAAGGTGCGACCACTGGACCCAGGTTACAGATTCAAATGGAGCGCCTTTCCCCGCCGAAAGACAGGACGGGCTAGCATACTGATCAATGACCCTGCTTAAAACCGGATCGGCTTCGGGGTCAGTCTCCGAGTTGTAGGTAGAAAGGTCTTCCGTCAGCATGATTCTTTGCAAAACGTTCTCCGGGTTGTAATAGTCCCGAACCTCAATCACCGGGTATGGCAGGTTCTCAAGGTTTCCGTCATCGTTGTATTGGCCGAACCAATCCCTGACAACCAGCAAAACGTCACTGGATGGGATCGGGACAATCTGCCAAACGTTAGCCAGCGCCCCGCGATCCACAGAGGAGACTCCTCCTCCTACAACCTGCGGCCGAAAATACTGGGTAATGTCTAGATCTAAAATTTGCTCGCCACCCCGACCGGTGCAACATAAGCGAAGTATGGGGTGATGAGTCGGAAGACCTACGGCATGAGCGGTCCAATGTGCCACGCGGTCTGTCCATTGACCGCAAGCGGTAGCGAGAAACGGCGGGACAAAAGTCTCAGAATGGCTAACGTACTGAGCCTGCAATCTGAAATCATCCAGAACTGCCCCTGATTGCGCCATGTGCGCATGCCATATTTGACCATTAGAGTCCTCACAAATGCATCCACCAACGGGATCCAGTCTCTTTGTGTGCTGATTTACTGGCCATGAAAGTTGCGGTCCAATATCGCCAAATCCGACAATGGGAGGGAGTGGGAGAAGGCAGGGGTGACCAGGTTGGAACCAGTCATACACGGGACCAATCCATGTGCCGCAAGCCGAAAGCTGAAACTCCGCCCCAAATCCACTCCCCCACCCAGGACCATGCCAGGGGAACACGATAGCAGTAAGCGTTCCATATACTGGTTGGTGATTTTCAGGGGGGTCCTGCGGGTTGGAAATGGAGCAAGTCGGCAAGTCTGTGACTTCGACCGGATGAAGGTTCAAGGAAAGAGCATTTGCAAAACCAGAGAAAGAAAAACTGTCAGAATAGAAATTGTCGACGAGCCCCCTGTAAGCGTAATACTGAACGCCACTGGTTCCAGGAACTGGTTCAGGATACCACGCCAGCCATCCGTTTAGAGCACTGTCGTCAACTATATGGGAAGCCGAGTAAGACCAATCCCTTCGCCAGGAGACCTCCCCCGTCTTGACATTGATTGCACACAAGCAAGCTCTATGTTCTTGAGTCCTCACGTCGTCCTCAGAAGTGTTGGCCGCCCCGCACATGTTATTAGTGCTTGAATTATCCTGATATAGCTGCATGATCACGTTAATTTTTCCGTTGATCATCTTCCGCGATCCAGAAATCCAAAAAACCATATTCCCGTCCGAAGTGATCGGCCATCGTCCCTCTGGGCAGATAGCGCCTCCTCTAACCTCAACGGCGGATGTCGCAATCTGCAACCCTGGAAGAATGGTCTGCGGGTCTATCCCCCAGTTCGAGAAGTTTTGTCCATCAAAGACTAGCCCAATAAGGTCCGGATGGTCCTCTTCTCTTCCCGTAGTCCCGCGCCGAGAGTGCCACCCTTTGATAAAGGCGCTTTTACCGGCGGTACACTGGCTAAGCAAAACCCCGATCCTATGTCCCTGGCCTAAGCTTCCATCCCTGCCAACTACAAACACAGACTTCCTGGCTTCAAGCGTTCCGTGGCCTACGACCCAGAAAGCCTTGGATTCATCATCGTAAGACAGCCATGTCTGGGAGGACCCGACGGCATTGTCCTGGGTTCCCCACCCAGGGATCGAATACGCTTCTCCGACTGCACAAGACCAAAGCGGGGTTCCGTCCAACAGGTGAGCAGAAAGGACGTTTTGCAGATTGCCATCTCCAGCATCCATTCGAGAGTAGACAGCCAAAGCCGCAGATTCACTTCCTGGCAAAGGGAAGGCTACCAAGCCCAAGAGGTCGGCTCCCCCGACAGAAGGAACCGGTGCAAAAATGATACCAGCGGGGGATTCGACCATGGGAGCTCCGGAAACCTCGGAAAGATGAAGAAGACCCAAAGGGCCTTGAGAAGTAGGCCAGTGCTGAAGGATCCTGGATATTTTTTTGGGACGATAGGCTCTTGGCGCACTTGATCGCAACCCAATCGCTACGGCCAACCTGGAAGACTCCTGGAGGGAAAAAGCCACGGGGATCGCCATACTCCCCGGGTGACCGCCGACTAGAGCCGCCCTGACCTCCTGGCCGTGAAGATCGACAACAGCGGATGAGCCCTCAACCCTTTTGAGTAGCCCCCAGGCAGGCTTCACTTCGAGGTATACCCACCGACCCCGAGGATGACCTTGTTACCATTGACGTTCAGCATCGTAACAGCAGACCCACTGTAAACTTGGCGGGAAGCGTTTGGAACCATGGAATAACTGTCGCCGGACGCTGAAACAGAATAGCTTCCGTCAAGATTAGCCGATTCAACGGATCCGAAGCTGAAGACCATTGGATCTGAATACTGATCTGGATACATCAGGTGAAGGTTATCAGATTCGCCTCAACATGTGAAGACACAACTTCTGGACTCCCCTCCCATCCAATCGAGCCGACTTGGGCGGGCGGCATGTCTTCCCCTCGAAGCCGAAGACTGAGTTTTTGCCCAATCCCTCCAAACACGAAATGGCCCCAACTGGCGGAGTAAGTGCAAAAGTTCCTGCTTCTCTGCCAAAGGTAGTCCGAAAGGTGAGCCTGGGCGTAAGCTTCAGACTCGATGAGCGGCTCGACCCAAACTTCCTCTGCCGGCCACTCGTTGCTGCCAAAGAACCTTGAGAACCCGGGGCTTGCCTTTTTCTGCTGTATCACGTAGGGAATTCCGGAAACCCCTAAGATGGCGTCCACCGTCTCGCCGGTTAGTTGGCCCAGAACCGACTTGTATACACTCACGCCAAGGTGGGTGATGGGTGGGTGGCCATTGAAGGGCACGGTCGAGATCAAATTCTGAGCGTTGATTCCCGAAGACCTCAACTCGATCAGCTTTCCATCTTTTCGGGGGTCACCGTTCCACATGGAAATCATGTCGATCCATCCGTCAATCGACTTGTCTTGGAACTCGCAGCGCAGGAATCCGTAAGGAAGCTGAACGGTGTGAAAGTCGGCGGTCGAGAATCGGAACTCAATCGCTTCTGAAACAATGCGGGGCTTTTCAATCCTTAAGCCAGTGACATGAGCGTTCTCATCCCAATTTCGATCCAGGCTTCGGCAAGCCGTTCTTGGGAAAGCCCCCTGTATTGCGGTAGCCGGGAAGAACGAGATGGAACCATCCTCTCCCACTGTAAAATCCATCCCTGCTGCGGCTCGGAAAAGGTTGATTGCCTCCAAGGCTTTCTTCTGCTTTGCCTCCTCAAGGTCGACCTGGAAGTTCGGCGGGTTTCGAAGTGTAACGCCAGTACCGGCAACGATATCATTCAAGCTGGCGATAGAACTTTGATTCATAAATGTTGGCCAGCTTTGGCCAGGTTTTGCCAGCTTCTTCAGGGACCAGTCGACCAGAGGGAATTGAACGTCGCTAGATTTCCTGGCTGAATGGCTATCCCTATGGGCCAGTCTTGCCATCTTTCCCGTCAGGTAAGACGTTCGAGTTCCGTTGAATTCGTCTTCCATGTAGAATCTGAACTCGGTGAATTTGGAGATCGAAGAGGGGTTGAGCTCGGAGTATTTCAGAGTGACGCTGCCAGACCAACCCTCGTTTCTCTTGTTGTAGCAAGAGAAGTTCTTCATCTTGTGCTCCTGCCCGTCAACCAAAAGCTTTGCTGAGAACGATCTTCTTCTCAAGAAGTGAAAACTAGATGGGGCGCCCGGCCCAGTAGTCACCGCAGAGAGAATCAGGCTCATGCTTGCATTTAGAAAAGTCGAAGCAATTTCAGAGGTTCGGGCCGCCGCAGAGAATCCCCGAAGAGTGCTGTAACCATCGGACGCGGACACGGAAAAGAAGAAAGTCCGAAGCTGAGAAGACGACATGGCCGCATCAAAACCGGAGAACACAGATCGAGACATTCTCGCCGCCGCTTCGAAGTATGTGGTCACCTCTGGCACTAAACGCGGACTCCTTTAAACACCGGCCGGATCTTGAAGATTCCCCGGGCTGGCATGGTCGGCTGTTCTCTGTGTCTACACCAGACCTTTCGGTATTTGGTATCTTCGATCAAGCCAACGGTTAGAGCGGTCGCCTCGGTGTTGCAACGAGAGTATGACAGGCCGGGGTTTGTCGAAGGGTTTGTCACTTCAACAGTGTCATTCTGGGTAGAACTGACCGCGAAGTCTAAGTCGCCATGAATCTGGGGGTAACCAATCGGCATTTGCCCGATCACATCTCCGGCAGTCGTTCCGCCGTGCCCGTGGTAGATGTTGCCAGCATTCGAAACCGGCAGACCGGTAGAAGCGTCCAGAAGTTCGGAATAGAGGGGGCGGGTTGCGTTCTGGACCCCGGACACCGGGGTGGTACCGTTCAATATCACATCCTCAACAAAAACAGCGGTCCCGACCTTGTAGTAAGTGCGGACCTTCTTCGTGTTGCCATCAGAAGCCGAATCAGACCAGAAACGAGAGACCGCGCTCGAACCGGGAACAGAGTAAAGATTGACCACCCAGAACTTTCCGGAAGTATAATCAGAGCCTTCGTCGTTATAAAGACACACCGGAACGAACTCCTGGGCGTAGTCAGCATCGACCGCCCCGGTCTCCGGCGCCGGAAGTTCGAGGAACCATTGATCGGTCGTGCTTCCATCGACGATCACTTGAGGGTCGGCCTTCCCTCCACCGATGGGCCCGGCCTGGGTCATTTTCTCGCACTTCAGCAACAGCATTCTCTTGTTCTCCTTACACGTAGGTTAAAGTATCTGGGTCGGGGAAGTCTTGAATCAAGGACATTCTTACGTTCCACAGTGTTGCCCCTCCCGCCATTAGCGATCGAGAGAAACTGGAGGGAAGACCGGAAACCTGGCGCCCGGCTCGGTCTTCAAACTCGACCGTGTCCGCTTGCTTCAGGCATGCCTTACGGTAGTTCTCCGACTCGTCCCAAGTCAAGTTAAACCCTTCCACCTGGATGGTCCACCGTGGGGCCGGGCCGGGGTAAACGTCGACCGCTCCATACTTTCCGGACTCTGTCGGGATCTCGTCTTCGAAGATCAAGTTCCGCTGGATGTCGTCTGACGTAGAGAAGACCCAATACTTATCGGGGTATTCTCCATCAGGTTGGGCCAAAACAGCCATCTATCGATTCCCCTTTCCGAGAAGCTTGTTTCGCGCGCTTGATACCAGAGCCTTCGCGAACTGTTCTGCCTTCTGCTTCACCACTGGGTCTTCCGTGCTGATATTCCCGACTGTTACGGAGATGGAACCGCCCGGGTTCAGTCCGGCCTGTTTTTTTGCGAACGGGTCAGACTGAGCGGCTCCTCTTCTCTGCGAGTCCTGACGGTTTCGCTCTCCCTCTTCGATGTCTCGCTGAACGGTATTGCGAATCTGCGAAACAGATTGAGGGACAGGGCGGTCGAAACTGGGCGGGGGAACATAAAACTGAAGCTGACTCTCCAGGCCAAGTTCTTCGACCGATTGAAATGGGCTATTACCCCCACCAAATCGGTTCGCTCTCAAGCCACTGAGACGGGCCTGGATGGCTTCCTTCTCCTTGGCGGCCTTGTCAGCCGCGTCAACCTCTTTCTGTTGCTCCTGGAGCCGTTTAAGCGTTTCTGCTTCGACGAAGGCGGTGATGCGAAGTTCCGTCCGACGGCGAGCCTCTTCTTTGGACACCCCACTGTCGATCTCGATTCGCTCTTGATCGCGGATCTGCTGGATCTTGTCAGCAAGAACTTGTTGCTCTCCCTGCTTGATTTTGGAAGAGTTGTCTTTTCCGCTGACCGCCTGTTCAGTCTTCAGGAGCTCAAGATTTTTTTCAAAGTTCGCCCTGACGATGTCGTCAGTGACCTTCTTTTGTTGGTCGAGTTCCTTGGTGATGTCCTTATTCAGCTTTGCTTCAGCTTTTTTGAGCTCGTTGATTTCGTTCCCAAGTTTCTTCTTGTCCTGAAGAGACTTGATCTGCCCGCTCTCGGAAAGGCGCTGCAAAACATCAAGACCCTGCTGGACAGCCGAAAGCTTCTGCTGATTCGTGACGGCTTCAGTCCCGAACTCCTTAGCCTTCTTGATGGCGTTGTCCAAGATTTCAGTCGGGACCGCCCTTTTGGCCTTGTCCCCGGCTTTCTCGAATTCGAGAAGAGCCGACTTGATTTCGTTTTTGAATTCTGGGGACTTAGCAATGACGGAAGCATACTGCTTTTCGAACCCCTTTAGGGTCTGAATAACCGACTGATACCCAGAAGAAACCGTGACCGCCGAGTTTGACCCGTCGGCCTTCAATGCCTCGATCTTTTCTCGGGAGTCCAAGAGCAGGGCTTGGAACTTGGCCTTGGTCCCTGAAACTTGCTTGTCGCGCAACTGATCTTCGAATTCTCGAAGCTTGCGGCGGATTTGCAGTTCCTCTTCGGTTGTTAGTCCCGTGATGGCCAGCAACTGACGAAGCTGGTTGACCTCCGCGTCAAAGTTGGTCTGGTTGAGAATTTTCTTCTTCTCGATGGAGTTCTCGACCGCCCGCAGCCTCTCGGTGATGGCCGCCTTGTCACCGTCAGCAATCTTTTTGACAAGCTGTTCCTCCGACTCATACAGGCGCAGAACGGCTTCTATGGCCTTCTTCTGCTCATCCTTTATGGCCGGGTCGATCAGCTTACCGACAAGGTCTTTCCGGTTCCCCGAAAGTCCAATCTTGGCTAAATCCGAGTTCACCTGGGCGATTCTTTCCCTGGTTTGGCCTAGAGCGGTCTGAAGAGCCGACTGGTTTTTAGTGTCCGCTGCGTGGCGAATGTAGGTTTGGAACGACTCGGCGGACTTGGTAGCCTTGTCCAAATACTTACTTGTCTCCTGAAACTCCTCAAGAAACTTGTTGAAGCCGAGACCGGCGGAAGAAACCTGACCATATGACAAAGTCAGGCGCTTGATGGCTTCTTCCACGGCGGCCGCTGTCGGGACCGTCAGACCGAGTTCCTTTTGAACCAGGGCCATGGATGCGTCCAAGTCTTTGTTCGTTTTTCCCAGCAAACCCATGGCCGGGTTCAGGTAGTTCACAAAGTAGTCAGCCAGACCGCCCCGACTGATCAGTTCCTGCACCTGATAAAGAGCCATCAGCTTTTCCCTGTTTGCCTCGATGGCCTGGCGGTTCTTATCTGCCTCTTTTTTTACGTCCTCAAAACTCAGCCCGAGATCTTGAAGGCGACGAACGACTTCGACCGGGGTAAGGCCTGCAAACGCCTGATTCAACCCCTCGGCATACTGGCGGATGTCCTTGCTGGACCGCAAAAGTTCACTGGTCGAACCGGTGACCTGGCGGATCATTTCGTTCAAGTTGCGGAAGTTGTTCGCCGACTCCGTCAAGCTTCGAGCCTGGGCCTTGGTCGTCTCGTCCATTTTGTTGTTGGCATAGTCCTGGTAAAGAATGTACGACCCAATGACGGCGGAGATTGCCGCAGCGACAGCTCCCAAACGTGCAGCCACATTCGCCGCAAAAAAGGCTTGAGCCGCCCGGGCCGCTCCTCCGATTGTTGCGCTTAAAGTGGCCCAGGAAGTAGACGCTTGGCCGACCGCTGCCGCTTCAGCTCCGACGGCTTGGGCCGCCTTACCGCTGGCGACAACAGCGGCAGACGAAGCGGCCGAAGTGGAAGCAACAGCAGAGGAGATACCCCCCAGCGACTGAGCGGCCACTCCAAGAGCAAGCCGGTTCTGATTCGCTGCAACGACAGACGTTCTAGCTGCGGCAGCGTTGGCAGCATTGATTGCCAGGGCGGCTTCAGCGGCCTGGTTTCGAATCTCCGTGTAAGTCCTGGCGAGGCTTACCGCCCCTGAAGCTGCGGTAAAAAAGGCGGCTCCGGCCAGAGCGGTAGCCGCAACGACGCCAGAAACAGCGGCACCCGTAACGAGGAAAAGGGCTGTCGCTGTTTTGACCGGAGCGGGAAGAAGCTCGAATTTCTCGGTGATCGTGGTCAGGGTTTTCGTGACGGCGGTTGCCAGCGGAATCAGCGAAGTTCCGACCGAGGCAGAAGCCCGCTGAATCGCATCCCCGAAGTTCGACAAGGTTCCGAACAGAGTCTTACTCTGGCGCTCGACAGCGTCTCCATAGCGAATCTTGATAATTTTTTCCAGGGCATCTCTTGCCTTGTTCAAGGAAGCTGTCGTGTTGACCACCAGGCCTTCGGTCTTGTTGGTCTCGACCCCAAAACGCTTCAGATCGATGGTGGTGATACCGAGCCGGTTCCGAAGACTCTCGTATCCCTCAAGGGACCCGGAGTAAGCCCGGCCGAGGATGCGCGCCACGTCCTCGATCCTCTCGCCAAAAGCGGCCGCCAGGTTCGCCGATAGCGGCAAAACCTTCTGAGAAGACTGTCCGAAGGCCTCAATGAGGATCGTTGCCTGAACGATTGACTGTACGTCATACGGGGTCTTGGCGGCAAACGAAAGCGCCTTCTGGAAAGACCGGTCGGCCGCTTCGGCGCTTCCGGTTACCGACTGAAGTTTTGCCTGTAGTTGCTCAAACTGGGCGGCGACGCGGATAACGTAAAGCGAAGCCCCCGAGAAAATAGCGGAGATACCAAGGGCGGCCTGCCCGACTCTCTCCAAGGCGTCCGCAGCCGAGATCCCGAACCTCTCAAAAGCCTTTTGGTATTGCGAACCGCCCGCTCCTCCTCCGCCAGCCAGCAAGGCTTCAGCCTTTTTCTGGGCCTTTTCCTGCGCGGCAGCTTGCTTCAACGCTTCTCTCTCGGCTGTTTCGGTAGCCTTTTTCTGGGCCTTTTCTTGCGCAGCCGCCTGCTTTAATGCCAGTTTTTCTGCAGTTTCTGCGGCTTTTTTCTGGGCTTTTTCCTGTGCAGAAGCTTGTTTTAAAGCCTCCTTTTCAGCAAGAGCAGTAGCCTTTTGGGAAGCTTTTTCTTGCGCTCTAGCCAGGCGCTGGGCTTCTTTTTCCGCATTTTCAGCCGATTTGGCAGCAGTTTTTTCCTGCAATTTGGCCAAACGTTGGGCTTCTCTTTCGGCGGCAGCAGTAGCCATCTCCGCCGCCTTTTCTTGAGCCTTAGACCTTCTTAGAGCCTCTCTCTCGGCCGCAGCAGTAGCCTTTTCTTCAGCCCTCTGTTGAGCCAGCGATTTCCTGGCGGCCTCCTTTTCCTCGTTTCGGGCAAGCTTTTCCGGTTCAGAAACAGCCTTTGACGCCGATCCCTTCTCTGAAGCTTTTTTTGAAGCTTCGGCCAACTGGTTTGTCTTGTCTACGGCGTCTTTAATGGCCGAATTCAGTTTTTTGTAGTCTTCTTCTGCCTTTTTAGCCGAATTCGAGCTCTGGGAAAGAGCGGCCGACTTTGCCAGGTCTTCCGTGGAACGACTAACCCCCCTGACCAAGCCAGAGAGGTTTTTGAACTCTTCTTTGATTTTCGAGATTACCTCGCCGACCGACGAAGAACGCTGGGCGAGGATCTTAAGTATTACCGGAACTTCTGGCATTTATCTTGGCCTGCCTCTCTTCCCAAAGCTCCTTTTGCGTTTTTCGGGGCTTGGTTGATTCAGAAGAGTTCCAACGCTCTTTCTCTCGACGGTCAAGATCTGACCAGTCTTGCTCCTTCCAGCGGTAGCCGTCGGCCAACAACTGGAGGTTCATTAAAAAGGTCCTCTGACGGCGAAGGGCGTCTTCATAGTGCTCACAGATCTGCCGCTTACTCCAAAGCTTCCAGACCTGTTGCAAGGGGTCTAGGTGGTAGGCTTCTGCGATAGTGCGGACAAGATCGGCCCAAGTTGCTGAGCGGTCGCGGCCGCTGCCGAAATCACCATCGCACACTTTAAGTTTCCCAAGCTGGTCTCGAATTCGTTCAGCTTGTATTGGACATCAGACAGTTCGCGGGCGAAACGGTCGTTGGTGTTCGCGGAGATCCATTCTTCCGTAAGGCTCTGGTCTCGCAATATCGTTCGCCAGAACTCAAGATTTGACCGGCGGGCCGCTTTTGAAGTCTCTTCTGTGGGAGTAATGCCGTTTTCGGCTTCAGATAGCATCTTTCGAGCTCCTTCGGTCGACCTCATGAACCTTTCAACTTCTTCGGCTGTCATTTCTTTCATGGTGAATTCTCGGTCGCCGATTTGAACCGTTTCAGTGAGAAGAGAGAGAATTTTCATGGATTGGCTCCTTGTCGTTGTTGCAAGTTTTCCGGGAAGCCAAGCGAGCAGGTCAATGGGGGTTCGGTCTAGGCCGCGGCCTCAACCGTCAGGTAGCCGATGGGAGCCTCGGGGTGCGAGGAGTGAGGCAAGCAGTTAAACTCTGCATCGATTTTAAACCAGTCTTTCTTCTTGAGAGACAGATTCAAGCTGCCTTTACCCTGGCACTTCCAGAACTTGAAGGTGAATACTCGCCCATCGTTCGGAGAGGTATGGATGATCTCAACAACCCGATTGTTGATCGGGCGGTTCAGGCCGAACGGCAACTTGTGGGAGGTTCGCTGCGTTCCGGTAAACTGAACGCGGACCGTGGCGCCCGAAGCAATTGCCCCTGCAGGGTTTCGGAAAACACGGGTTCCGTAAGCATTTGTCACCATGATGTAGTCGGTGTTATTGGTGTAAGTGACGTTTTCCGCCACGTTTTCCAACACTAAGCCGCTTGCGTTTACAACAGGCAGCTCGAACACTTCGAACGGACTTCCAGCGGGGTCAGGGCCAAAGGTCGACTCGTAGTTGTCGCCATCAACCTTGGTCAAAGCGCCGCCAGAGGTCACCTCGATGGGGATGTTGAGCGAAGCCTTGCTCAAGTTGTCGGCCGTGGCCTCAACCATCGGAATTTTAACCTTGTATTTGTCGCTCAGAGGGATTTGGCCAACGATAGTCAGCGGAATCCCGTCCTCTAACTCCTTGACCTCAACCTCACGCTGAATCTCGATGTCGCCATCGGTGAAACCCACGTCGGCGCCGTCGATCCTAACGAGAGCACCGCCAAGAGTTACGTTTCCAAAGTTTGACATGGAAAAGACCTCTCTTTCTTCTTCTTGCGGTTATCGGATGCGCTGCACCTGACACCGAACTTTCATGCCGCGCGAGAATCGAGCGTCGGGGAACTCCCTCTTATCAATGAGTTCCGCACCGGTAGGGGTGAGCAAGTATCTACTGCTTTGGAAGGAAAGCAGGCGCTCGAGTACCCCATCGACTCCATCGGTGGCAAAATCTGAAAAAACGATCTGCTCCAGTCGCTCCTGGGCAGCCAACTGATCGCCTTCCCCAAGAAGGATCAGCACGTCAACAACATCCACGGCCGAGAAAGCCTTGGCTCCAGTGGATAGGTCCCGCCGACCATGATGGACATCGAACTCGGCCGACTTCCACATCGGGCCAACGAGCGGGTATTCTTCAGAAGCTTCGGGGAACTCACGGATTGTGCGGACAGAGCGAACTCCGGGGATCCCTTTTGCTTTCAGGTGGGTTGCGATTTCTTGGCAAATCTTGTCGGTTCTCACTTGACCCCCAAGTTTGAGAAGTGCTCGATGGCGAACTTGCTCATTTTGTCGACAAAGTCAGAAGAAACCGGGCGAAGAACCTTACGCTTTGGAACAACCTGGTATGAAGATTTGTTGTTTTCGTTTCTAAAACGCTTTCCGTCTTTCTGCAGAACAGGGAAGCGGCCGCCGGTCTCATGAACGTGCGCATACGGGATATTAGATCCCACAATAGCCTCATCGTCTCTCACAATGTGGATGCTGCCAAAGCTTCCGGCCTGAGCATAGCTGCGGGCCAGCGTCCCACTTCGGACCAGAGTCTTTGTACCGCGAGCGTTTTTAGCCCAACCAGGGCCCTCGGCCAGAAAAGTCTTGATGAACTCCTTATGCAAAAGGAAAGCCCCCTGACTCATCAAGGGGCGAAGCTTCTTGGTCTTCTCGACCAGGTTGTCAAGTTGGACAAACTGGGAGACATCGATCTCGAATGAGACGCTAATCATAAAAGAAACCCCCAACACGACGCTGGGCGAACGGCACATAGTTGTTGTAGGGGACGTTCACCATATCAAAAGAGGCTGGAAAAGAAGGCTCATTTGAGGGGTGGCCGGTCGAGCCGGGGAATTCAGGAACGGAAGTCGGGGCGACCTCGTAGGTGAGGACCATCTTGCCTTCAGCAAGCATTTGGAGCGCCTCTTTGGCCATCCGGAACAGCTCGTCGGCCCCAGCGAGGACCTTGTCTTGGCCTCCCGACATATATTCGGCATGAAGGCACTTGTAAGCCGCCAAATCGGCGGAAATTTCACGAATTTGAATAGGGACAGGACTAAAGGGGACACTGTACCGAGAGCCGAGTATTCCATCGATATAGGCCGAAGCGAACTCCAACCCATCCGCAATGCGGTTGACGGGTATTTCCGCAATAGAAATCGCCCGCGAAGATACTTTACTCTCGGTACAGTAAGCCACTTTAGGTCACCTGCCAGCGTTTGCACCAGTTGCGGTGATAGATGGCCGGGGCCCCGTTGATACCGCAACGGAGGGAAACCCTGGGAGGATCGTCCATGATTTCAGAGGTATCGGTGATGAAGAACGGACCTGCTCCGACATCGGCCAGATCTCCGCCTCCCTTAGCCATGCCTTGGATGGCCGGAGTGGATAGCCACTCGCCAAAAAGGCTTTCCGGGGTGCTGAAGGGGGAGTCCAAAGACTCTCTCTTCGCATCGTTCCGGCCGCCGATGATGTGAACTCGTCCGTCAGGGATGTAAAGTTGCGTCGTGTCGCTGGCATCCTGGTAGGTGCCATCGTTGATGACGAACTTTCGCAATCTAACAGTGTTCTGACCGGGGTTTCCGCCGTCGATGATCTTTAGGACCTCTTCGTTCAGGTTACCCGGTGCCAGACTGTAGAACAGAGGAGTTCCAGCGAACTGTTCTCGCAACTTGTCGCTACGACACATGTGATTCGCAGTCACCTTGTTCATGTAGACATCAACGTAGTGAACGCCTTTGCCTCGCCAAGAAACGAGTTCGTCCTGGAAGTCTTTCACCGGATCGCTAGTCGTGTAAGCGGTCCAGAGAGCACCCCCCAAAAACGGCGTTTCAGCGGCTAAGCCATAGTCGATCTTGATGTACTGGTCATCGACCGTCACGCCGCCAGCCCAAGCGTTCTCAAGGGCTTGCCAGCAAGTCCACTCCAGACGGCGACTCATTCGAGTATTCAACTGCCAACGTCGAATATACCACTGCTCAAGAGCCGATCTTTGGCGATCTTTTCCGCTCTGGATGCTGCGAAGCCGGATGATGTCTTTCTCTCCGATTTCTGCGGCATCTTTCCAGTAAGTGGGGCGGAGCATATGCTCTTCCAACTTGGGAGCGGCAATCAGCTTCGCCTTGTTCCCCAGGTAAGACCCTGCGGTCATACCCGTCACGTGACCAAGGATGTCATAGCGAATGACCTCTGAATCCTTTTGTCGAGTGACGTTCATGGGGAATAAATTTTCCATCGCGACATTCGTTCCAGAGTCCGAATAGTCGATGTGGAGAGAGCGGGCGCTGTCTACTGTTGGCCATGAAACCATTCCTAAAGCCATGACTAGTAGCCTCCTCTGATACGCAGCTCACCTGCGCAAGGATACTTCGCTTGAAGATCAGTCTTCGCAGCGGAGTCCAGACTAACCAGGGCCGACTCGAACACGGTTCCTTCGACCAAAACCATGGCCATCACGTCATCGGACCCGGAAGCGTCGGTATCCTCAAGAAGAATAGCGACCGCCGTTTCCGTACCGTTAGAGTTCGCGTTGTTGTAGACCGCCAACTGGTTAGGAGAAGCCGAAATTCGTCCAAGGACTTGGCCTTTTACGAGAGCCCCGGCTCCAGCTTTGATTCGGGCGGCTCGGGCCACCGTCGGCTCACACGGACGAGCAATAAGTTGTTTGTCCGTCCAAGTGTTCAAAAGAGTTGCCATCTACTTAGCCCCCCTAAATTTTTTCTCGATATCCAGAAGAGCACTCAAGGTTGCATCTTCGTCTGGACTTGGAACCGATTCAGCGGGCTTCGAAGACCGCTCGGCGCTGAACAGTGGTTCCCTACTGTCCAGAATCATCCAATAGGCCTCAACCTGCTTCGGGCTCAAGGTCCGCAATAGACCAATCTCAAGCTCTTTTAGAGCCGGAACGGTCTTGCCCGCAGCGAGACGGACGCTCCAGTTCGCTTCAAGGACTTTGGCATTCGCTTCAGCGTAAGCGGCCTCTAATGCGGCCATCTCTTGCTTTCGCGTCAACAGAGCGTTGTCGATCTGTTCCAATTCGGCGGCCTTTCGCTTCATTGCATCCTCTTGCGGAGGATTCGACGAAGGAAAGCCTGCAGAAACACTGGTCATACTTGTTTCCTCTCTTTCCATTTTCGTTTCGGCCAAGGCCGCACGATCTAACTCTTCGATCTCTTTTTGCAGCGAGACAACATCAAAGGTGGCCGCAGAAGCTTCAAAAACCAAGGCTTCCGGATTCGCACCCACCGCGCAAAGAGAAATTTCCCAGAGTTCAAGCTCCAGGATGACGCCCACAATTTTCCCACCGGCCAAGAGGCTCTTCTCGTCGTCGGTCAGCTCTGAGAACTCGGTAGGCTTTTGCTCTTCCGTGTTCCAAGCCCAGAAGGCTCGCAGAATTCGTCCACCGATGGAGCAAGCCCGAAGAATCCCCTCTTCTACCTGCTTCTTGCACTCTTGGGCGAGCGCGGTTGAAGAGTATTCGGGAGAGAACCACAAGCCAACTTCGTTGAATCCGTACTCTGCGGCCCGGCCGACGATCATGTCATGGTCGTGAGACTTCAAAATGACCGGATTCCTCTGGAATCGATTCATCTTGATCCCAGATTGGCGGACCATCGTTCCTTTGGTGTCGATCACGTACGCGCTGGCCTGGAATCGCTTCCTCTTACCGTCGCCCTTGCTGTCCAGCTTCAGATCTGGAACATGGGTCAGGTCGCATTTGTAAAATGCCGTCACTTCTTTGGTCTCCCTTCGGGTTTCGTCTTAGTCCTGGGAACCGGTCGCGGCTGTGGGCCACCGGCTCCCTCGCTTCCTCCTGGGGCTTGTCCACCAGGGAGCCCATTGGATGGGGCCTTGATGTCTGGATAGTCGGAAGCTTTTCCCTTCGGAAGCTTGAATCGGTCTCTCACGGCGTCCAAATCGTCCTGAAGGCTCGATTTCAGGAACCCGCTATTGACCAGAGAATAAAAGACCTCGGCCCATACCTTGAGCTCGTCTTCGTCTGTGTCCACTCCGACGAATCGGCCCAGCGGGGCAGAACTGCCATAGTTCGCCTTGATGAAAGGACGGTAGACCCGATCCTCGATCACGCGGCGGGCGTATCTCGTCAGCCGAGCGATACCGCGCAAGAAAATCTCAAACTGCTTTTTGCCAAGAGCAAACGAACCCACGTCGGTGGGCTCCCACATCGTGGCCGGCAGGAGCAATCCGCGAAGCTTCATCTTGTTGCTGAAGTTCATGAAGCCCTCGAAGTCGGTATTGACTTGAGAAGCAAGCTTCTGAATCACGACTTCATCCTGATCGCTCAAGACCAGCGAGGATCCGCCTCGGAGCTCCTTGAGAATGTCGACAAAATGATCGCGGCGCTTTTTCTCTATGCCGTTACGAACCTCAATCATCTCTCCATTTTTGATGCGAGCGACGGTGATGGGCATGCCGTGAAGGTCCAGAGCCATCGACCAGGACTTGGTCATGGCCAAAGACAAAGCCCACCACTTGTATACGCATCCGAGCCGGGAGCGGCCTTTGTGGTTCCCGTATCGGTATTTGTGCCGGCCAATGATCAGGCGGTCCTTGGAGATACCACCCTGCGGGCAAATTTGACCATCGATCCCAACCAGATTTCCCTTAGAGTCCGAAACAAAGCGATAGAGTGACGGGTCGAGCCCAACGATCTCATCCAGGTAAAGAAGGTCCCCATGAGCTCGCGCAACGATTTCACCGGTAGCGTGACCGAAGGTCAGAAGTCCGGATATCCACTCATCAAGGAACTCGTCGAAGTATTGATTAGAGTTCATCCAGAAGGAATCGCAGTAGTCTTGGATCTTCTTGTTCTTCTCGAAAAGAACGTATGGTCCAAGCATGTCAATAACGCACAAAGAAACGAACTCGATGGCCGAAGAGATGGTCTCGTCAAACTCTTCCATCTCCTTGAGAACTTTGATAGGAACGCCCGAGCTCGAAGGATCCAAGAAATCTAGATTGCCCAGGGCAGCAAGATGGTTGACGTTTGAAGACTGCCGAAGTCTTGGCGCGGTCCAGTCGCGACCGGTTTCGTCTTGACTGCGCGTGAGTTCTCCCCCCGTCGGAGGTTTCAGGGCCGACCTTTTCGCGGCCCGGGAACTCATCTAGTCTTGGAACCTCATGTAGTTTCCTCTGGGATCCTTTATTTTCTGGTAGTATTCGAAAGACATTTTGGCGGCCTCAACAAAAGTATCGGCTTCCTTCTCAAAGAATCTGTCGGTTCGAACCTTGCAAACCTGCTTGCAGTCTCGATTCTCAACGAAGACGATCCTTCCATTGCAGCGCCTGACCCAGTCTAGCCATTCAAGTTCCGTTTCTGGAACTCCGCGAACTGGAACCTTTTGCGAAGCGGACTCTTTCGCCAAAAAACCTCCCACCAAAATAAAAGCCAGCGAAAAACTCGCTGGCTTCCCGGAACATCTTGCGGGGAAGAACATAGCCGCACAACTTAAAGTTGTCAACCCTGATAGTTTTCGATCCTGATCCCAATTTTGTTACGGGCCGGGACCTGGTCGCAACGCTCGGCGACAGACCCATTGTTGATCTGCGTCCAGAAGTAGTGTAGCGCCTGGGTGGTCGCGTCGACCTGGTCATCGGTCGTTGAGTTCGGGAAGCCTCGAAGCTCGAAAATGTAGCCCGAAACCCAAGGAGCACAGTGTTTGAAGGGTAGCCAAATGTGGCCGCCGACAAACCAATGCTCCTGAGCCAGGGCCCTCGTCAACTTGTCACCTTCGACAGGCCACAGAGTCAGGCCCAGCATCTCCCCTTCCAGTCGCTCAACGATTTCCGGACCGCTGGCCTTGGGCTCCACCAGCTTGGTCGTCGCCATAGGAAACTGCATGGCCAACTTGCGGAACTGCAAGACGGTATCGTCAACTGACCATCGACCGCGCACCTGGTGCAAAAGATAGCAACTGTTTCCGATTCTCCCCCACACCTGGCCGACGACATAGGATCCCTTGCGTTTTGGGTTGGCCTTCCGCGAAAGCTTGGTGTCCCAGCTCTGAATAACCTCGTCGTAACGGCGACCACCGCCCGGGTATTCCCATCGATCGTTCTTGCGGTCGTGAGTCAGCAAAGTTTCGTGCGGCTCGTAGAACTTCAAATTCGTCAACTTGATGGATCCGCCCCGACCCGGACGCGGGCATCCCTGGTAAAGCGCCCAAAAGTCATAGTCTGACAAAGTTGCTCTTTGCTGAAGAACCTGCTCTGGAGGATGAAGTTCAGGGCAAAGAACCTCGCCAGCCTTTCGGCCCAGCGGGTCAGGAAAAAAGTCAGCAGAGTCTTCCTCTGCGATCTCATCTTCCTCCGGACAAATCGCGGCCATGTTCAGCACCCGGACGCGGTGCCCGCCCGAATTGTTTTTGATGAACCCGGAAAGGTCGCCGTCGTGCCAGCGGGTAGCGATAACGATGTGCTTCGCCCCCTTGGACAGTCGAGTCAGGAAGACCGTTCCATACCACTGGACCAGCTTCTCCCGGAAAGCCTCGCTGGCCGCGTCCCTGGCGTTCCTGATAGGGTCGTCAATGATCCCAAAGTCAACCGGCTGGCCGGTAAGTGCGCCAGCCGTTCCGGTCGTGACCATCGAGCCGGGCTGATATCCCCCTTCAGCGTTCCACTGATCCGAATCCTCAAGACTCTCGAAGCAGGCATTATCGAAGATCCAGTTGTCTGCGGCCTTCTTGGACACAGAAACATCAAGACCAAAAAGTTCTCGTCCGTGCTGTTGGAAAAAGTTCCTGGCGGATTCACCCCACCTTTTCGCCACCTTCGCGGCGTAAGAGACAAGGGCAAGGCGCTTGCGGGGGAAGTGGCCCATGATCCACTTAACGAGCCAGCCAGAAATGTACTCTGACTTCCCATACTGCGGCGGAACAGACAATACAAGAACGTCATGGTTATCTTCAAAAAGCAGATCCATGACAGCCGACTCAATCAACTCGATATGAGGATAGAGCCGCCAGTTCCCTCGCGTTGTCCAGCGGGCCAGGGTTGACGGGGTCAGGGTTATGGAGTCGAACTGCGGATGTTCAGGCTCGGCGCCCATGCTACACGTTCATTGCGTCCAGCTCCGACTGTCTCTTCGCCAGAGCCATGGCCAGTTCACGGTAAAGCTTATCGCTCATGTATTTCCCATGCACCTTGCCCGACTTAGTTTCAGCAACGCGCTCAGAAGGAAGCTGGCTCGCCATAGCGCGGACAATCTCAAGGCCCTGCTTCCTGGTATCCGCCTGAAGCTTCGTCAGGTTGCCTCGGCAAATCTCCCAGCCCAATGCAAGCTGAAATTGGTCGAGTTGCTCCCTGGTCAACTGAGAAATGGACACATCATTGAACTCTTCAAGGGATATAGCCTTGCCGATTGGCATTCGGGATTCTTTTGACTCAGCGGAAGTTGCGGCGGCTCCCTCTGGGGCGATGGCGGCTAACTTCTCCTTGGCCCTCTGAGCCCGCCTGTAGTGTCGCTGATACTCCCGATATTTTACCGGGTCTTTGTGAGCCATTAGGACCCCGTTATCGGTATGGGCCTGACCGCCAAATCGATAGCCTTAAGGCAAGAAAGGAACATCTCCTCGCGGTCGGCATCTCTCCTGTTGTTTGAGCACCTGGAATCAAGGAGAGCCACAGAAACCAACTGGCGAATAGCATCAAGTTGCCTTGTTGTTATCTGAAGGGTGACCATTAAGGGGGGTCCACTTCTTTCCCGATCCTCTGGAGTCGGATAGCATACTCAAAACAGAGGTCATGCAACTCTGAAACGAGCGGGCCACTGGAAGAACCCGGTAGGCTCTTGACCATCGGTCCGATCTCGCGAATCCTTTGTTGAAGCTGGAAACTGCTCATGTCTTTCGGTTGCATCATTGCCAGGCCTACACTTTCAAGGTTCAATGGAACAACTGGTAGCACATTTGGACAGTAGCGTCAAATCCAGCGGGTAACATCAGCATGAGCGAAAAGTTCATGGGAAGACCAACGGTTCCTTCGTCGTCCGGGTCAAACTTCGGGTTTTGGCCGGGTTTTGGCCGGGTTTTGGCCGGGTCAAACGTCAGTTGGGATTTTCCCTCATTTTCCCTGTTTCCCGAATCAGCGCAGATCAGCACTCTGCGCTGCCCAGTGCTAAAAATTGCGCCGAAAATTGCGCTGAAGTGGCAATTGTTCATAACGCAAAAAAGCCCGCATCCAAACGGAGACGGGCTTTCTTCTTTGGCAAGCAACATTATCCAGGTCTAAAACTGCTCTAACAACTTCAGACCATTCGCAAGAGCCGTGGACTACGGACTGAAAGCCTTCCCGATTCGCAAAAAGAAAGGCTATGCCCAAATTGACTACCTTCCCCTCGTTACAGCGGGGGAGTTTTTTTATGGTAGCACGGGGCTAGAATTTGTCAAACCCGAATGGTCAACCCAGATCAGCACTCTGGCCAGA